CTTTTTGAGCGATACGACAACAACGAGCTGTTTTCGCCCATCTTCATTGCACACATCAAAGATGAAGCTCTCCCTTTCAGAAAGATTGTGTCGGAAAGATCGCGAATCATGAACGGAGGTCCGTTGGATTTCTGTCTCGCTGAGAGGATGTATTTCCTTCCAATTGTCCGTGTGATCCAGAAGAACCCGTTCCTGTTCGAGTCAATGCCCGGAGTGGTGGCGCAGAGCAACCAATGGGACGATTTGTACAAGCACCTCACCAAATTTGGAGAGGATCGTATGGTGGCTGGAGATTACGGCAAGTTCGACAAGAAGATGGGTGCGGCCTTGATTGTGTACGCATTCTACATTCTGATCTCCATCTGCGAGAAGTGCGGCATGTCCCCCCAGGATGTCAACCGCATGTGGGGTTTCGCATATGACACTTCGTGCTCGTGGTGTCTCTTTTCCGGTGACTTGGTTCAGTTCATGGGGAGTAATCCTTCGGGCCACCCACTGACTGTCATCATCAACTGCCTTGTTAATTGCTTGTACGTGCGTTACTGCTACCACGAGCTTAACCCGGCAAAGGAGGTTGATTCTTTCCGTTCCAACGTCGTCCTTGCGACGTACGGCGATGATAATATTTTTGGGTCAGCCGTCGATTGGTTCAACCACACGTCTCTCTCACACATGCTTGAGAAGCACGGGGTGGAATACACTATGGCTGACAAGGAGTCCGAGACAGTGCCCTTCCTTCACATTTCGCAAACGAGTTTCCTGAAGAGGAAGTGGCGTTTTGAGGAGGAGCTTGGAGCTTACGTCTGCCCTATTGAGCACGCGACGCTCGACAAGATGATGACTACGTGGCTCCCTTCGGGCGATGGCCCTGAGGAGCACGCCACGAAGATTCTTCATGACGTCTGTGTTGAGTATTTCTGGTATGGCAGGGATGTTTTCGAGGACAAACGCAAGGTACTCATGGAGATTTTCCACGAGTGTGTACCAGAGGAGTATCTTACCGATGGGGTGTTTCCAACGTGGCAGCAACTCGTCAACCGCTGGTACCTTTCGAGTGGCCTTGAGCCACCGAGCGTTGCAGAGTAATCTGCATCGCGGCAGCTGGTGATCTGCCTAAACAACGCAACTCACCCGTAACGCGCTGATCTGACTCGATGACAAGGCTAAGTCGAGTAGCGTGCAGTGCGACGACCCTGTCCCACCTCTGCGGAGTGGGACCTCTTATTTAGGAGAAGCAATAGGGGGGCACGCCTACACAGCAACCCGCGCCAATTGGTGTAAGCGCGGGCCTAGATTTCACCAAACAAAAACCAAAACAAACAATTCTCCGAGCACTTCAGTGTGCAAAGAAGTTCCCGTCAGGGAATGGATCTCTACCGTTTGCAGGCGGACGATATTTCGGCTGGAGTATCACATGAGGTGACCCAGCAGAATATCAAGTTCGTCGATGCAGGCCTCCAGCGCGTTGTTTCGGCACCGCCAATTGGAGGCTTTGCGCCCAATCAGGACGACGGGAATAGGCTCGGTGACTTTATGTCGCGTCCTGTTCTCATCAACTCTTTTACATGGTCGGAGACAAACACAACTGTACCGCAAACCAATTTCAATCCGTGGAAATTGTATTTCAATGACGTGAGCATCAAGAAGAAGCTCGAGAATTACAAGTTGCTACGTTGCAAGATGAAGTTGAAATTCGTGGTTAATGCGTCCCCTTTTTTCTATGGAGCCATGCGCGTGTCGTATTGCCCAATGGATTCGGAGCAGGACTCTTATATCACGACCGGAGACCAAATCAAACTTTCGCAGACGCCAGGATTGTTTTTGGAACCTGCTAACATGACATCGAGCGAGATGGAGTTGCCGTTTCTTTGGCCCAACCCATGGTTGGATATCACTGATGTTCGCGAATTTGACAACATGGGTCGCATCCGATACATTTTGTATTCGAAGTTGCGGTCTGCGAACGGTGTTGCGAACGCCAGTGTGAGGATCTCGTGCTACGCCTGGACAACTGACTTGGAGCTAGCTGGCTTAACATCCTCGTTCGCCCTTCAAGCTTCCGATCAGCCATACATGAGCTCCATGATGGCTAAGGTGCCCACAATGCTTGCCCCCACGGGCACAGGTGATGAGTACTCTGAACCAGGGTCCATATCGGGACCGGCCACTGCAGTTGCTAACGTGGCTGGCGCGTTCAAAAACGTGCCCGTGGTTGGAGGACTGGCTACTGCTGCTGAAGTTGGAGCTAATATGGTCTCAGGTGTTGCCAAGTTGTTCGGTTTTTCCAATCCTCCTGTTGTGAGTGACGTGATGCCGTATCAACCAAAAGCATTCCACGCTTTCAGCAATGTTGACACTTCGGTACCATCTGACAAGTTGGCTGTGGATCCCAAGAATGAGATCACGCTTGATGGTTCAGTGACCGGAGCAGGAGTGGAGGATTCATTGGCTATGCGCTCATTGCTGGGACGTGAGAGCTTCGTGCAGGGGTCGCTTTGGCAAGGTGCAGATGCCGAGGGCAAAATTTTGTGGACCATGCCGGTTACACCTATCGTGGTGGCATCCAATTCAGTGGTCTCTACCACCGTTTTGAACCACACGGTCACGGGTTACGTTGGACGCATGTTCTCACAGTGGCGAGGCGCAATAACCTACAAATTCAAGCTCGTCAAGTCTCGTTACCACACTGGTCGTCTCATTATCACTTGGGACCCTGACGGCGTTCCGAGTACTGATTACGAGACCACAACGCTTGTGCGTGTGGTTGACTTGCAGCATGAAGAGGAGGTTGTGGTCACTATTCCATTCAAGCAGGCTCATGCGTGGTGCACAACGGGGACATTCTTGAACAACTTCTCGAACGGTGCCGTTCCAACGGTCACAGTCGATCCGAATGCCCACAATGGTGTCATTTCCGTGCGCGTCTTGACTACCCTCACTGGTCCAAGTGTCTCTCCGGAGATCGACATTCTGTGTTTCATGCAGGGCGGCGATGACCTGGAGTTTGCTGTACCAAATGAGCTTCCTGGCAATCTGAGTGCGTACACCATTCAGTCTGAAGATGTCACCGAGTCCCTCATCACGGACTCGGCTGGTGCTGACGAGGATAACACTGTGTGCATTGTCACAGTGGGTGAGAGGGTGGCATCATTGCGCCCCCTTCTTCACAGAACCTCGTTCTTGGAGATTCAGCCTTTGGGCAATCCCAAGACAGCAGACGCGACATTTGTGCCTACAGGTAATCAGAACTGCGTGAACTACTTTTGGCGCGTTCCGCGAGGCTATGGGTACACGGATGATGGTTTGTATTGGGCCCAGAAGACGTTGGCAGTTGGAAATGCCGCGTTCAATTTTGTCACAGTGCATCCACTGAGCTGGGTGATGAACATGTTTGCAGGATACCGTGGAGGCATCGTGCATCATTTCAACATCCAAGATTCGGGGCTGGGACCGATCACTTATTTCGCTGCAGAGCGAGATGGTAGGGACCCGATTTTGAATCCGTTCATCAACGCGAGGAACAGATTCACGACCAACACCGCGCCGGGTAACGGAAGTTCCATGGCAAGGCAAGCGATCACCACAACGTCAAATGTGGGTCGTCGATGCAGGGGTGCGCGTGGCATGTCTTTGACGAACTGCCTGACGCAGTCCGCATTGTCTGTCGTGTCGCCCCAGTATTCGCGCTGGCGGTTTCGGCCTGCTTTTGAACCAGTGCGGGATGTTTATCCGTCGACCGGGTCTCCGGAGGACGAGAGCATCCGCGTCGATACCACTTTTCGTTGCACCGCTCCTACAGCCAATGATAGTGCTTGGCCATCCATTGAACACTATGTCGCTGCTGCGCCCGATTTTGACTTGATCTTTTTCGTGTGCACTCCAACTTTGTACGTTGTCGACGTGCCTAACGCTGTTGACACTTACACACCATAGTGAAAGACCCCAGCTGGGGGTATCCCAGTAAATCTACTGTATC